AAAACACCACGGAACACAAAAAACGTAAAGAATGAGACATTCGGGACATTCGGGACATTCGGGACATTCGGGACATTCGGGACATTCGGGACATTCAAGTTTTAGTGCCCTACATATAGAGGCCTTCAGAAATTTTGAAGTTTTTACAGTACAGTACCCAGGGAAATTTTGAAGTTTTTACAGTACAGTACCCAGGGAAATTTTGAAGTTTTTTCCAACAGGTACATATGAGCGCCGGGGAAATTTTGAGCTTTTTACAGTACACTATCGTCAGAAATTTTGAAAGGAACTAAAAGATGTCGGCAGAAATTTATCGGAAATTTGAAGGAATGATACTCAAAACAGTTAGAGATGCTTCCGAGCGATTTCCCGCTGTTTGTCAAGATGATCTCCTGTGCGAGGCCAACGTTATCTTCCTGGACGCTGTAGAAAGCTTCGACGATTCTCAGGCAACTCTCTCCACTTGGTTGTTCAGAAATCTGAGTCTTAAGCTACTCAATTTCTCCCGGCGCGCAGTACATTTACAGAAGAAATTTGGTGGAGAACTACAGGATACCCCTGCTTCCCGGGAGTTTGACACAGAAGAATACCTGGGGAAATTCGGTAAGGATGCCCAGAAGGTTGTCACTATTGCTCTCACGGCGCCGGAGGACCTAAGCCGAGGGCTACTCAGAGAAGTTCTAAAGGATATGGGATGGGCAGAGCTGAGGATTTTGGCCTGCTTTAAGGAAATTCGTTCGATTTTATAGGAGAGTGCCATGAAAGATGTTAAGAAGAGCATACCAGTGAAAGAATGTTTGATCTGCAAGAGAGTCCTGCCCCTTACGGACTTTAAGCAACACACCACCTCAGCAGATGGGCATGATTACGTCTGCAAGCCCTGTGGCAATTTGGAAACTCAGTACCGCAACATGAAATCAAAGTACAAAGACATCTATCCGGAACACGTTGAGTATCACAAGCGACTCCTGAAAATGTATCGGCGTCTGGTTATTGGCATGACACCACGAGAAGCCGCAATTGATGAGGTAAACGAAGGGAAAACCAAGAATGAGCATATCAGAACCAGCAACCCGCGCTGAATCCCGTGTCTTCAGGGCCCTCCGAAGGACTGTCATGGAGCGGGTGAACCATTGCCCCTATCCTTACCAGTTCAAGGGGATCTATGGCATTGATAAGGCCCATGGCCGTGCTCTGGTAGCCGATGAAATGGGATTAGGAAAAAGTTTGCAAGCCCTTGGCTGGTCAACACTTTATGGAGAAAGGCGCCCTGTCCTGATCGTCTGTCCCGCTTCCCTCAAATTCAACTGGCAGAATGAAATCAGGACACATTTGGGCAAGGATTCCATTATTCTCTCTGGGAAGAAGCCTTACAAATTTCCCGCCCATGAATACATCATTATCAATTACGATGTACTCAAGCAATGGGCTCCTGTGCTTTTGAAAGAACACAAACCTCAGATTATGATTGCAGATGAACTTCATTATTGTAAATCACGGAAGGCCATAAGAACTAAGGTTACCATTAAATTAGGAAAAAAGATCCCCTACTTCATTGGCCTTACGGGGACCCCTATCGATAACCGTCCCGTTGAACTTTTCCCGCAGCTTTCCGTCATTACCCCGAGTCTCTTCCCAAACTTTTGGGACTTTGGCTTTCGGTACTGCGATGCCAAGAATTCATTTGGGCGCTGGGAATTTAAGGGGGCAAGTCATACCAAGGAACTACACAAGAAGCTCATCAATACTGTCATGATACGTCGAAAGAAATGTGATGTGCTCAAGGATCTGCCTCCGAAGATTAGAAGTGTGCTTCCGCTGGGCATCTCCATGCAAGAGTACAATAAAGCTGAAGAAGACTTCATTGGGTGGCTTAAGATTAAAGACCCGCTGAAAGCTAAGAGCGCCCAGAATGCTGAGGCTCTAGCTAAAATCGGCTATCTCAAGCGATTAGCCGCCAGTGGGAAAGTCAAAGAGGCTGTGGCTTGGATTCGTGACTTCTTAAGTAATACCGATGAAAAGATCATTCTCTTTGCGGTCCACCACGAAATATTGAACCAGTTAAAGTTGGAGTTTGGTAATGAGTCAGTACTGCTGACGGGTAAGACATCGCAGAAAGGGCGAAAAGAGGCCGTAGAGGCCTTCCAGGGAGATCCGAAGGTTCGGGTGTTCATTGGTGGCCTAAAGGCGGCGGGCGTTGGCCTGACCCTCACTACGGCCTCCACCATTGCCTTCCTTGAACTCGGGTGGACTCCTGCAGAGCATTTACAGGCGGAATCGCGGCCCCACCGTATCGGACAGAAGAATGTTGTCAAATGCTACTACTTCGTGGCGCAGGATACCATTGAGGTTCCCATCTGTGACATGATCCAACAGAAGCAGGCCATCATCGAGAAGATTATCGACGGACAGGAAGAAGTCGAAGACTGGAATGTTTACGAAAATCTCATTAAAACCCTGCAAAGGAGAAAGAAATGATTAACCGCATTAGCAGATACACAAAGCCCAATACGTCTAAAGCCATCAAACACTGGACGCTCGGCCCCAAAGGGAAGCCCAATCAAGATCCTTTGCTAGATAGCTTCCAGGCGATTATTGAGGATCAGGCTGAAATCATTGCGAAATTTGAAGAACGGCTTGCAACTAAAGAGCATACCATTCTCTGTATGATCAAAAAGCAAAGAGAAATTATCGAAATTGTAAAAAAGATGAAAGGAGCTCCCGATGACAGCCAAACGGAAGACTAAGTGGGCCTTGACCCCTGCAGGACCTGATCTGGACGCCCTGGGGTGCTATAAGAAGCATGTAAAGAAAGGCATCTATGTGACAGTCCTCCACATCGCGGAAGTCCCCGTGCGCCTTAAACGGCGATATGCCGCAGCGGTGAGGATGAACGGAGACACCCAACGACGATCTATGTGCAGGTTCATGGAGGCGTATGCCAAGGAGATTGAGAAGAAATTTAACGTTTTTCTTGACCCAGAGTTCCCGGAGGGCTATGATCCAACTCATTAAATTATTATCCTGTGGCGACAGGTACGGCATATTGAGAAAACACTTTTGGCTCATTACTCCCGCTCGCCAGCGGTCGGCCTCCCTGTTGTTTTCTCCGGGGAGGCTTTTTTATTCGTTATTGGAGGGAAATTATGAGTAGGGAAATGCTACAGGCATTGAACCAGCGACCCATTGCGTATTATCCGCTATATGCTTCACTGACAGGCTCAATACAATCTGCTGTGCTTCTGTCCCAATTGATGTATTGGTTCTCCAAGAAGGATAAAATATACAAAACTAACGATGAAATAAGGGAAGAAATAGGACTTACCGAACACCAAATGAAACAAGCCAAACAACGCATTAAATCTCTCGACTTCATTGTGTCCACCAGAGAAGGTCTCCCTGCCAAAACGTACTATGAAATAAACTGGGAACTTTATGAGGCAGCTATCAAAAATCACCTAACTAGATGGGTGGAAACCCCACCATCTGGATGGTGCGAAACCCCACCATCTGGATGGTGCGAAACCCCACCATCTCTCACAGAGATTACTACAGAGATAAAAAACAAGCAAAAAAAGCCCGGGGGGTTTCTAAGCCCGGCCCAATTAGCTCCCAAGAACGACACAGCTACACGGAAGCTAAGATCTTCTCCAAAAGTATGCGGGGCCGACGCCCCAGAAACTATCAGGCATGTCCGGACGCTAGCCACCGGAATTACTATGCGGCCTTTTCCGCTGGTCACCTTGGCCGACCTGGACGCCAAGGTGCTTTACGTGGAGACAGAATACAAAGAGCTTAAGCCGACGGATGATAGTTCCCGGGCGCGGGGCCGGGGGCACGTCAGGAAACTTTTGCAGAACGGGTACACCGTGAAGCGTCTGCTTCTGGCCATTGAGCGCTATGAGGCGGCAATGCGGCCAGAATGGGCCGGAGGTGAGTGGAAATTAGTCGATTACGTTCGTGGAAGTTGCTGGACTGAAAGCAAATACATCAAAAACATGGGCAATTTCTTTGGGAAAGAAGCCGTTTTCAAAGAATATCTCGTAAAAGGCTATAAAGCAGACATCGACGAAGAGGATTGGAAGTGGTTCAAGTTGCTAAAAGGCGCCTATGGAAGCTTAATCCACGAAGATCCCGTGAAAATGAAGCGTGGATGGCCTGATTTGTATAACACGAATCGATTAATCCAACGCTATGGCTATTCCCCGGCACAGCTACTTTCGCCCTATGACAGGAGGTTTGAATGTTAGACAAGTTCCTATCCGTACTTTTCGAGCTGGATGATTTGGTGGAGATCCGATGCACTCCGCGAACTCGGGACTCAGCGGAACGCCCCAAACAGTTTTGGGCTCTGGCAGAGGATATTCCTGACACGCAAAAACGTTTAGAGACTCTAAATCAGCAGGGAAAGAACATCTTTGTGGGGGTTCTCCCCCGTACGCACCAAGGAGGAGGCACCGATGAGGACTGCCTCCAGGGGAGAGTGATTTGGGCTGATATTGAGGAAATGACAGCAAAAACAGCTCTTCGGAGGCTCGAACGCCTGGGAATCCCCTCTCCCACCATGGCCCTGAACTCCGGTAACGGCGTCCACGCTTACTGGAAGCTAGATCAACTTGCGTATCCTGAGGATATATCGATTTGTGTTTACTCGTTAGCCAATTACATTCTGAGCGATGCCAAAGTCTTCAATCCATCTCGGGTAATGCGCCTGCCCGGATACCGGAACACAAAATACACGGATTCAGTCAAAAACTGTGAAATTATCCACTTTGAGCCCGATCTAACGTATTCGCTCTCAGAGTTTGCCTCTAAATTTCCACGCACAGCCCTACCGGGCTTCGCTACGCAACGCAAACTGCCTAAGGACACTTCTACACCCCCTAATCGCTTAGAGGTGGTTAAAAGGGCTTTCATTTACCTAGAAGCCGTTCCCGCAGTGAGCGAAGGAGAGGGTCGAAATAACAAAGCCCATGAGCTTTCCAAAAGATTAAGGGATAAGGGCCTTGATGTATCTGAAACATACTCTACTCTACGAGATGGATGGAATAACCGATGTGGTCCCCCCATGGATCTCCAAGAACTGTACGCTTGTGTACAGAGCGGATACAAATACGCCAGGAAAGATGCCGGATGTGAGCCCTTTGAGTTTGCAGAGGAAGAAGAGGAACGGGCACCCCGTCAACGTGGGCGCAAACGTGCAGAACGTGTAGTCGGTGAAAAAGAAGAGAAAGTGTCCGAAAATAAGACATATACTGAGATTGCGTTAGAGCGCTTCCGGGAACAGGCGGAAGGCAAACTGAACGTTGTCCCTCTCCCCTGGCGGGATTTGGCAAAAGACTGTCCAATTCTCTACCCTCGGAAGTGCGGGATCATCACAGGCAATCCTGGGGCGTGTAAAACATGGTTCGCTATGCACCTCTGCAAAACCGTGAAAGACGCGGGGCACAAGGTGAAGTATCTCCCCTTAGAGGATGACCTTGCCTATTATCTGCAGCGAGGTGCCGCGATCAGCTCAGGGTCCTGGGGACCCAGCAAGCGGGTGTCTCAAATGGATGTGGATAAACGAGGCCGATACCTTAAACGCATGGCTATGAAATACGGGGAGCATTTCGAGTACTGGGGCGACATCGTTGAAGAGAACCCTACCATCCGAGAAGATGGGGAAATTATGGCCATTGATTCCGAATGGATTTTAGATTGGGCAGAAGAGGCATGCGATGACGGCGCTCGGCTGATTGTAATTGACTCCTTGGCCCAGATTGAGTTCTCTGGGCGCGAGGAATACAAGGACCAAGCCAAATTCTGGCGCCGGATGCTGGGGATCGCTAACAGGTCGGGAGCTACGATCCTGATGATCATCCACCTCAGTAAGACTTCTGGGGGAAATTATGGCTCCATCTATTCTGTAGAAGCCTCCAAGAGGTTTGGTGATTTGGCATTCTCTATTGTGGGTCTGGAGAATATCAACGCCGAACCGACTCAGGTAATCGGAGATGATGGGCTCTGTTCTATGGAAAAGATAAATTGTGTGGCTCATATCATGAAGTGCCGTGAGGGATCACTGACTCATGGACCTCAGGCGTCTTTTGTCTTTGGAAAAAACGGGCCTTCCTTTGATTGTTTTGGATTTTTAACAAAAGATGATAAAAATATGACGAAAACGAAGAAGTGAATGACATAGTATTATACCCTTTAATAAATGGAGAAGCAGATGTTTTTTATTTTAGCGTCACACAATATCACAGAACCAAAAGAGTACGAATTAATAATCAGCGTAGAAAGTTTGAAGAAGGCGAAGAAAAAGATAGCTGAAGAGTGCGGTTTCGGAGAAGGGGCTGTGGAATATATTATCGCTAAACAGGTATGTGTGGCGAAGCCCGTTGCAGAGTTTACTGAGGAGAAGTAATGCCAAGGAAGCCCAAAAAGAAAAAAGACACATTTCGAGAAGGCTATGATATTCGATATAACCACCAACTTGAAGACGGGTACTGGGAATGCGGCTGTATTAAATCTGTCTATGTTAATGTCGAACATGGCGTAAACGAAAAGAATAATCACGAAGCGGCCAGACAGAAATTTCTGAAGCGTTGGCCGGATGCTGAAGTTACCTGTGTGTTTTATCATTAGAGGAAGGTAAGAGATGGCAAAAGCTAAGAATGAAACAATGGAAACACACGAAGACGCTAAAGAGGCACTAGAGACATTAGAGAGAATGATCCAAGATAGATTACACGAAGTAAAGGGCAGACAGAGCGATATGCATGCTTTATTATATTACAGATCTTTGCTACGGACTATTCACTATTACGTTGGGGATAATTAAATGACCGACGAAATGCCAGACGGTTCCGGATTTAAAAATGGAACCAATATTGGGCACGTTAACGAGGATGAGGATAAGATGACAAGCAAACAGAAGTATATTTATTGGGTGCCGGGAAACGAAAAGCCCGATGGCGTGCCAGAAGGTGTTGAGCTCTGGTGTGAGTGCGAATATGAATGGGTAAATAGGAGTAACAATATTGATCCTCTCGGGTGCTTAGACACATACCGACTTGCAGTCACAGAAGCAGAATACAGAGCGCACCACGGCATGAAGGCTTGGGAGTCGGCTACAGGTAACGGTTGCCCTGAAGGGTATGAGGTGATTGATTTTCGGTATCCCGTCGGAAATGAGCTTTTCCTTTTAGCAGGAGGAGGAGGCATTGGCAATGGAGGCACATCAGCAGTGCATCCTATCCTTCGCAAGATCGAGCCGGAACCTTGTGAGCACAAGAATACCGAAACAACTATGTCAATTCATAATTGCGCTGACCTGAGGCAAGTATGTAGAGACTGTGGAATGTTCCGCGTGTCTTTGTTTGGACCGTGGGAGAAAGCTGATGGATAAAATCATCGCTGTTGGATGCACTCTTTTAATTATGGGGATTATGTATTTGATTTATATGTCCCTTATTGAAGTTATCCAAATATTGATTGGGAATGTTGATGACCTTGAAGAGGATGACAAGTAATGAACAGAACTGAAATGATCAAAATTATCCGGAGCATCATGCCGGGAACTGATTCTTCTGGAAGCTCGGTAGGGCAATCCGAATGTATCGTCTTCAAGGATGGGAATGCCTACACCTTCAACGACATGGTTGCCATGCGCACGGCAGTGCCTTTCATTTTCGAAGGGGCAATTGAAGCGTCTAAGTTTTTATTGGCTCTGCAAAGTTTTGATAGCGATACAGTAAAAATTAAACAAAAGGATGACCATATCATTTGTCGAGGAGGGAAAAGGCAGACCACTCATGCGATTAATTCAAACATTGAGCTTCCGATCAGCATTGTGGATCTGCCTCGGAAATGGCGTCCGGTGCCGGGGGAATTTACCAAGGCCCTTCAAACTGTAGCCCGGATTGCAGGCAGGGATGAAAATAAGTATACCTTAACTTGCGTGCATATTGCGAAGGACCGGATTGAGGCTACTGATAATATCCAGCTCATGCGATGGCCCATGACAACCGGGCTCCGGATGAGCGCTTTGATTTCAGCCAGAACAGCACTTATGCTAACAAAGTATAATATTACGGACTCAGGCATCACTGACCAATGGCTCCACTTTAAGGACGATACGGGACTTGTCTATTCGATTCGAACACATGAAGACACCTACCCTGATATTTCAGAGTTCCTTGAAGTGAATGGGACTCCAATCGTGTTCCCTCCGGACATCGGGGAATGCGCCTCTCGGGCTGCGGGCTTCTTAGAGTCCGCTAAAGATGATGGCGTAAAAGTCACTCTGGAAGAGGGGCGGATCTTTATATCTGGTGAAGGCAGTGCTGTCATTTATGAAGAACGTGCTCTGGTGGACTATGAAGGAGATCCCATTTCCTTCTTTGTCAACCCTGGAATCTGCCAGAAGCTTTCCAAGGAAGCGGAAGAGACGATTATCTCCGCTGACCGGATCAAAGTGACCACTCCGGATTACGAATACGTGGCCATGCTTCAGGCCGTTAAATAATGGGATTCCTACCTGAGAGTAAACTACAATGCAAGAAAGCCCCCACGTCCACCAAGAAATGCGGCGGGGCCTGCAAGCTCAATCTAGGATGCCAGCGGCCTTATCAGAAATCTTATGGCTCCGGCGCTCTGTCTGTGCTCTTCATCGGAAGCTCCCCTTCGAAAGTAGAAGATACCGATGGGGTTAAAATGAAAGGCCCTGCTAGTTCGATGCTTAAACAACTCTCACGCAAAGCAGGAATAAGGATAGATGAATGCACTAAAATAAATGCCGTGCGCTGTTATGCTCCCGAAGATCTGACAGATAATGAAATTAATGCCTGCCGATTATTTGTGGATGAATCCATTAAAGAAATCAATCCAGAAGTTATCATTCCCATGGGGTCAGCGGCGATCAAATCTGTTCTGGCACCTGAGTGGGGCGCTAAGGTGGGGGGATTCCCTCGTTGGGTAGGGTTCCAAATCCCTTCCCGGCGGTTGAATGCTTGGATCTGCCCGACATACCATCCACATTGGGTTCTTGAAAAAGACGATGAAGTATTAGTTGATATCTTACAGGAGCACCTGGAAGACGCTTCTTGTCTATTAGGCACCCGCCCGGATAATTCGTGGGAACCTTCTACTGAGGTTACAGTTCTCATGGAACCAGAAAAGATCATTGAACGACTGCAGTACTACAGAGAGACAGGAGGGACTATTGCTTTTGACTATGAGACAACGGGGCTTAAGCCCGACGCTTCTCACATGGAGATTGTATCCAACTCAGTCTGTTATAACGGCCTGGAAACCATTGCATACCTTATGGATGATACTGAAGTCATAGACGAGACCAGAAAGCTGTTGGAAGACCCCTCCACTGGAAAGATAGCTACTAATATGAAATTTGAACATCGCTGGACCCAAGAGAAGATGGGGACCACCGTACAGAATTGGGTCTGGGATACAATGCTGGCTTCTCATGTCCAGGACTGTCGAAGAGAAGTTAATTCGGTAAAGTTTCAAGCTTACCTGCGGTACGGGATAGGGGATTACAATAGCCACATCCACAAATACCTGACCGCTAAGGGTTCCAATGAATGCAATAATATTCGGGAGCTCGATGTCGGAGACCTCCTGCTCTATAATGGCATGGATTCTATTTTAGAATATCATGTAGCCGTTGACCAAATGCGAGAATGCGGGATACCATGGCAGGAAAGCCAATATCGTAGGAAAAAGAAGAAAAATAAAAGGAGTGAGCGATGAGTGAAGAGCCTGTAATATATGAGTGCCCTAACTGTGGGGTACAAATGTATAAGATAGCAATCGATAAGGCCAAGTACAATTATCTCTGCCCTAGGTGCCGGACTGAAAAGATATCCTACTTCACCAAAGTCATTGATGACGATATCGCCATGCACGCCCGAAATCACCCCGAACCCTATATGACTAAAGCTGTCAGAGGAGATTTCGGATGAATCCTCGCACAGTTGAAGCCTACCAGATACTCCATGATGGTTCTGTGGCCCTTGCTGAAGTCGAGAGGGCAGGAATGCCTGTGGACCTAGAATATTGTAAGCGTGAGTCCCGGCGCACGCTCATGAGAGCGGAGAGGCTTAAAGAGAAGATCATAGACAGCGATACAGGCCAACTCTGGAAGCGAATTTACGGCCCCCGGCTAAATTTTAAGTCCCCCAACCAAATGCGGAATATCTTTTTCAACAAGCTGAAGCTTGAACCAGTGGGGTTCACGGAGACAGGCAAGCCGTCACTGGACGCCCAGGCCCTTGACATAATGCAGACCCGATATCACTTGCCCTTCGTGCAAGACTTTATCCGCATGAAAAAGCTCCTAAAGATTGAAGGGACCTACCTCCGGGCCTTTGAAAGAGAGTCAGTGAATGGGGTGGTTCATCCATTCTTTAACCTCCACACCGTGCGCAGTTATCGATCGTGCATTGCCGAGTACGAAGAGATTACTGTCGTGCCAGAAGGGACCAAGAGCCCCCAACAGGTCCCCATCAAGGACGTGAAGGTCGGGGATATGGTTTACTGTATGGACGATGACCTGAATCCCCAGATCAAGAAGGTTCTCTGGCAAGGGAAGACGGGCGACCGGGAAGTAATCCGGGTGCATTATTACCGTAAGGGCAAGCGAGGGCACATAGACTGCACCCCAGAGCACAGGATTAGAATGATCGACGGAAGCTATGTCGAAGCCCAAGACCTGATGAAGGGCGACCACTATAAGAAGAAAAGCCCTAAAGAGCGCAACAATCGTGTCCTGGCTTGCAGTCGCGCTCGTGACGAAGTCTTCTTCACAAACCACCTAAAACACGGAAGAGGCATGAAAGAGTATCGATTCCTGTACAAAAAGCTTATCGGGCCATTGAAAAAAAATGAAGTAATCCACCATAAAGACCATAACCACTGTAACAACGAGCTAGATAATCTGCAAAAGATGACCAAAAGCGAACATGCCTCTCATCATTGTCCTGAGACGATAATGAGCCCCACAAGCAGGGCAAACAATCTGATTGCAGTGAAAAAAGCGCATAAGGAAGGAAGGTATCCCCCTCCTACAGGAGAAGAACACGCCCATTATCTCGGGCTGTCCCGTCAAATGTGTCTGCGGATACTGGCGCGAGGCAGAGGTAAAATCAAAGCAGGGGCCGATGCAAACGGCACCGATTTTGACACACTCAAAAAGTACCTAAAAATACACAGCATTGATTGGCGTATCGTCAAACTGCGATACGACAAAAATGGGAAGTATATATCTCGCGGACGCTTGAAGAAGCTCCACCCACTCGGGCGCAAAGCGGTATCTAATCTGCTCGGACACAATCATTATAAGTTGATTGCACTGTACGAGCACTATGGCATGGACACAAAGCGAAAGTGGGGGAATGCCCAAGGTGCGTTTGCTCCTGGAAATCATGTTATCACAAGCGTGGAATGGATTAAGAAGACTGTCCCTGTCTACGATTTGGAAGTGGAGGACTGCCATAATTTCTTTGTAAACGAGATTTTAGCACATAATTCGAGTAACGCGCCGAATTTTCAGCAATTACCTTTGCGGGACCCGGAGATGGGCAAAGTAGTTCGAGGCGCAATCAAGGCACCTCCGGGGTACTGCATCGTGGAGAATGACTATTCCGGCATGGAGGTAGGCATTGGCGCTTGCTCCCACAAAGATCGGAACATGGTCGAATACATCACAGATAAGTCAAAGGACATGCACCGGGACAGCGCCATGGATATCTTTAAGCTGTCTGAAGATCAGGTATCGAAAGAGATCAGACAGTCAATTAAGAGCGGGTTTGTTTTTCCCCAGTTCTACGGTTCTTATTATGTGGAATGCGCTAAAAATATTTATGATTCTGTGGGGCAGCTTGGCCTAAAGTTAGCTGACGGAAGCTCTTTAGAGGCGCACATGGAACGAGTAGGCATCGGAGACCGGGGAGAGTGCGATCCCGAAGAAAAACCTATAACAGGCACTTTTGAATACCACGTACAGCAGATGGAAAGAATATTGTGGGAAGAACGATTCCCTGTTTTCAATAATTGGCGCCACGAAATTTACGATAAGTATAAAGAGGATTTATTTTTTGACTCCCTCACAGGCTTCCGATACGAGGGCTATTTTCGACGTAATGAGGTGATTAACTTCGGCACCCAGGGATCGGCATTTCATTGTCTGCTTAAGGCTGTAATAATTCTTGTGGGGGAATTATCCCAGAGGAAGATGAAAACGCGGGTAATCGGGCAAATTCATGACTCCATTGTAGCCTTGGTCCATATGGATGAACTTCAATTCTATTTGGATCTGGTTTACGATATCATGGCTAAGCGGGTGAAGAAAGAATGGAAATGGATTATCGTTCCCTTAGAAGTGGATGCCGATGTCACCCCAGAGGCAGGAAGCTGGGCCCAAAAAGCCGCATGGACAAAAGATAACGGTATTTGGGGTCCTGCAAAGAAAAAATAAAGATAGATGACGAAAATCAGAAGTGAAAAGACATAGTATACTGAAGCCCAGATACGAGGCTTGAAGCGAAGAAAAAGAGAATTCAAAGAATTTTAATTCTAAAACCAAAAGAGGCGCCATAATTCTAAGATTCATTTGATGCACTGAAAGGAAAAACATGGCAATTGATCCAAAATCAAATTATTACGACTGCGGGGGAATTGAGGTAATGCCCATCGTAAAGGCCAAGCTCACTGAAGAGCAGTTTACGGGAGCTATGCTGTCCAACATCATCAAGTACGCTTGTCGGTGCAACTTCAAGGGAAGCTTCCAAAGAGATGTGGAAAAGATCAAAGTGTACGCCACTCTCCTGGATGAAGTCGTTAATCCTATTAAAGAACCTGCAGAAGAGCCCCCAGAAGCTGAAGTGATTAAGGCTCCCGAGAATGCTCCTCATATCTTGGCCCTCTGCTCAGCCCTTGCCGCTTACCGTAAATCATTGGAGACACAAGATGACTGTAATCAAGTGCCGGGAGTGTCGGAAAACGTGTGCGCCTGAAGAAGTGATTGAAGAGGGCAGAGGAAGTGACCTCACTTGCCCTTTTTGTGGGATGTCTGAATCCCTATATCTTGTTTTTGATTCGGAAGTAATCGACGAAGTAAAGAGGGAGATGGCTATGAGAGAGAAGGAGTTTAAGGATGAGTGAGTTTATCATACTGACCGGATGCGATGTAGAGACTCCATTAGAATTAGGTGTCAGGCCAAATAATATAATTTGTATGCGTCGTTTAGATAATAAACTTAACTTTAAATCTAATTTTATTACCCGACTCACCATAGCTACAAAGTCGGATAATGATTATATGTACTGTAAAGAAACTCCCACGCAAATCTTAAAGAAAATCGAGGAGGCACAAAATGGTGGAACTTTACCGGGAACATCGACCAACGAAATTCAGCCAAGTAGTAGGGCAGACTTCCACCGTAAAGCAACTCAAGAATTGTCTGAAGAATGACAGGCTTCCCCATGCCCTCTTGTTCACGGGAGGCTCGGGAGTCGGCAAAACTACTTTGGGGCGCATCATAGCTTCTGAGCTAGACTGTCACAAGGAAGAGTTCTTTGAGATCAACAGTGCTGACTTCCGGGGGATCGAGATGATCAGGGAGATCCGCCAGAGCGTGAACTATGCCCCCATGCGCGGTTCTGTGAAGGTCTGGCTAATCGATGAATGTCATGCACTCTCTCGCCAAGCCGAAGAGGCGATGCTCAAGCTCCTGGAAGATCCTCCGGAGCATGTCTACTTCATTCTCTGCACCACTGACCCTTCTAAGCTCCTGAAGACCACCCGGACCCGCTGCACGGAATTCGCTTTAAAAGAGTTCAGTAATAAAGCACTTGTATCATTTCTTGCGGGGTTCATGGGGGATCACCTGGAAGTAGACATCAGCAAGAAAACCTTGGAGGCCATCGCGGAGAAGTCGGCAGGGAGCCCCCGAAAAGCATTGGTAGCATTGGAAGGACTTATTGCACTGGACGAGGAGGACCAGAAGGCTTACGTTGAAAATCTGCAGGATGAAGAGACCAAAAGTATTGTGCTTTGTCGCGCTCTCCTCGCGGGGGCCAAGTGGAAGGAGGTCGCGGGGATCTTAAAGGAACTCAAAGATGACCCCGAGAGTATCCGCTACCATGTTCTGGCCTACGCAAGGACTGTCCTCCTTGGTGCGGGTGGGAGCGCCGACAAAGCTTTTGTGGTAATTGACTGCTTCCAGGAAAATTTTTATGACTCAAAGCACGCGGGATTGGCCGCTGCCTGTTGGTCAGTTTTGAACGGAGATGAGAAATGAAAAAGAAAAATGCAACACTGGTTGAAGTTTTTGACTGCCTAAATGCCGGAGGAAAGGCATGGGCAATAGAGGATACGGGGCCCCCTTTCCTGCGGGAAATTACCCTGGATAAAGGCGCCCTCTGGGACCCAAACAGTACACACGATTGGCGTGCTATTGGGATCACACGAGAAGATCTTTTCCGGACCGACTTCGTTATTGAGCCGAAAACGTCCCACGAAGATCAAATGAAGGACAGCCTGAAAACAGCCATCTCCCAAGCTGGTGGGGATCTTAGGTGGGACAAACTCAAGAATGTGACCCTAGAGGATGCCCTGAAGGCCCTTGCCCCCAACAGTATTCGATTCGTGCATGTCAAGGAGGAAAAGTAATATGGATCTAAAGGCAATAACAGAAATCGACCACAACGCATTGGATGTGGAGTGGATCGAACACCCCGGCATTTTCATGGAAGTGTCCATGGAGTTGGTCGAGGAAAAGAAGAAGCTAAAGAAGCTTCAAATGAGAGCGGATATGCGAGAAGCGGATGCCGCTAAAGAAATTAAGGAGGACCCAGAGAAGTTTGGCCTTAAGGCCAAGCCTACCATCCCTGATGTAAAGGGAGCCGTGGACACCCATGAAGATGTTTTATCTTCCAGGAAGAAAATCATTGAGCAGGAATACGAAGTAGCAATGCTCTCCGCCTGTGTCGGTGCCCTCGATCACAAGAAGCGGGCTTTGGAGTCATTAGTCACCCTTCACGGACAACAATACTTCGCCAGCCCGAAAGAACCCCGGAACCTTGATACCGAATATCTTGCAGAGGCCGGAAAACGAAGGGCACGCCAGGGCAGAAAAAGCAAGGAGTAGCTATGGATAATCTAGCGAATGGCTTTTTATTCATTACTTGTTACTGTGGCATGCTAATTGCATTATACGCTATTATAAAGACGGTCATGTTGGCTATCTTGGGCGCAAAAAAAGAGTCTTTAGAAAGGACCAAGGAAAATGGCAAAAAGTAAACGGAGAAGGTCAGCACGGGATAACGCAAAGCGCCGTGTTGAGGAACACAAGACAGGCGGGGGAGACTTCATCAAGCGGGCAAATGTGCCGGAGGGAACCAAGTTCATCAAGATTGATGACGAAGCTCCCCGTCGGTTCGACATTATCGGGTATGACGTGACAGCGGATCACAATCCCTTTGCAGATAAGGGCGACTTCCACTTTGAGCGGACTTACTACTGCCACAACATCCCGGACCCTATGAGCGACAAGGGGTACAGCGCCAAGATCCTCTGCCCCATGAAGAACTTCAATAAGCCCTGCCCGATCTGTGAGTACATCGCCACTTTGGACCCCAGTGACGATAACGAGGCGAAGCTTGCCAAGGACATGAAGCTCAAGGAACGCCAGCTCTGGAACGTAATTGACGTTACCGATACCGAGAAGGGCGTCCAGATCTGGGACCAGAGCTTCTTCCTCTTCGGCCAGAAGTTGGACGCTGAGCTACAGAACGCGGACGAAGAAGATGATTACGATCTTTTCGCTGATTGGGAAAACGGAAAAACACTCAAGATCGCCTTTGAGGAAAAGAAGATGGGGCCAAATAAGTTCTATACGGCTTCCAGCATCAACTTTAAAGACCGTAAGACCGATTACGAAGATCCTGCCGCGATCGACCTTGATAACGCCTTGGTTCTCTACACTTACAATACCATCAAATGCCTGCTGGAGGGCACTGAGGTATCACTGGAAGAGGACTCAATTGGGAGCAAACCAAAGGCCAAGAAGCCCTCGAAAAAGGCTGAAAAGAAGGAAGAGCCTGAGCCTGAGCCGGAAGACGATGCCCAGGATGCCGAAGACGAAGCAGAGGCCAAAGCCAAGGACGATAAGGAAGCTAAGGCGAGGATCAAGGCAAAGATCCGGGCAAAGGCCAAGAAGGAAGCCGCGGCTGAAGAAAAAGCCAAGGAAGAAGCCGAAGCCGCGGCTGAAGCCGAAGCCGAAGAAGATGCGGGGGGTGATGACGATGCTCCCGAGGGGTCCGAGGACGGCTCTTCCGATGGAGAGGCTTCCAAGGAGGGGGATAACCCCTGTCCATTTGGGCACACTTACGGCACGGACAACGATAAAGAAGACGACTGCACGGATTGCGATGTCTGGGAACTTTGCTTTAAGGCACAAAAGGCGTTGCGAACTTGACACAGTAAGTTCTTTCTGATATAATCCCCCTACCTCTACATGGGGTAGGGGGATTTTGAGAGAATAGGAGAATGTGATGGAAGGCGAGAAGAAGTGCAGGTTGTGCCGAGAATGGAGGTCCCTTGACCAATACACCAAGCGCAAGGGCACAGCAGACGGGCTTTTTGGCGAATGCAAGGCGTGTCGGGCGGAACAAGGGCGCAATCTTCGGGGGCAGTCATTAGTGAATGGAGAACTCGTTGTTATCAATAGGCCCCTATGGGAGAGGGCGAACGAGAAAATGCGCCTCAAGCGAGACGCCAATATTGAAAAAGCCAGGAAAGCTTCACGCGACAGTTATGCCAAGCACAAAGGAAGAATACAGGAACACCGCAAAGAGTACTATTTGGACAACAGGGAGGAGATCCTTGACGGCCAAAAAAAGAAAAGGCGAGAGCATCCCGAGAACGCCAGACGGGCGGAGCGTGCTTCGTACTATAAATATCATGACGCGAACAAAGAAAGAAAGCGAGTGCTTGGAAATGCCAGCAGGGCCAAAAAACGGGTGAAAGACCAAGCGTACTACAGCACGCCTGAGGGCAAGTTAAAGCGCCAAGCATACCGAAACGTTCGGCGTTCCCTTATGGAAGGCATTATCGTTCAACCCGAAGCCTGCGCCCAATGCGGGAAAGCTACAGAGGAACTACACGGGCACCATTACGCAGGCTACGATCTTTTACACCAATTAGTTATTAAGTGGCTGTGCACGCAGTGTCACGGCGAAGCTCACCGAAAAACAGACTAACGAAAGGAAAATAATGGCAAAGAAACGGTCAGATAGAATTAAGGAGGCCATCGATGCCCCGGAGGAAGAAGCTCCCGAGAAGTTTAAGCGAAGTGAATACCTCTCTTCCGGGAGCACCATGCTCAATCTGGCACTCACTGACAGTCCCCACGGCGCATTCCGGAAGGGTTGCTACTACTACCTTGTTGGGGACTCTTCTTCCGGAAAGACCTTTTTGTCTTGCACTTCGCTTGCAGAAGCTGCGCAAAGTCCTATATTTAGTGGACACCGTTTCATTTTCGATGATGTGGAAAACGGTGCGCTTATGGACATGGAGCGATTCTTTGGAAAGACTATGGCAGAACGCCTGGAAGCGCCTCGGGTCGTTAATAAGGAAAACGTCTTCTCCAGCACCATCGAAGACTTCTATTTTCATATCGATGATGCTCTCTCCGATGGGCGCCCCTTCATCTATGTCCTTGACTCGATGGATTGTCTCACGTCTGAGAAAGAAAGTTCTGAGTTTGATGACAACAAAAAGCTTGCCCGTAAAGGAAAAGACCAAGGCGGAAGCTACGGTGACGGGAAAGCCAAGAAAAACTCCGCCGGTATGCGAACCCTCGTCAACCGACTCAAGAAAACTGAATCAATCCTGATCGTCATCTCCCAGACCCGAGACAACATAGGCTTCGGGGCACAGTTTAACCCTAAGGTGCGCTCCGGCGGCCATGCCTTGAAATTCTACAGCACCTGTGAGATCTGGAGTTCGGTCATCGGCAAGATCGAAAAGGGCGTAAAGGGAAAGAAGCGCAATGTCGGAAAGCGAATCCAAATCGAGACAAAGAAGAATCGTCATACAGGGCGTGAAGGTAAGGTGGAGACTCCCATTTACCCCAGCTACGGGATCGATGACATGGAAGCCTGCATCAATTATTTAATTGAGGAGGACCATTGGGAAGCTTCTGGACAAAAGATCAAGGCCCCGGAGCTTTCTTTTGAGGGAACGCAAAAGAAGCTGATCGAAAAAATAGAAAGCGAAAACCTGGAGGCGAAAGTGCGCAAGGCCACTGGCATGGTGTGGAATGCCATTAATGACGCCTGCTCCCATAAACGGAAAAAGCGGTATGAATAAGATTAGCATTTCAGGGACACTCCACATGGAAGCTGTGCGTTCTTCTATAGGGCTCTCTCTGCGTACTTCTTTTAAAGAAGATGGGGAAGTGCGTGATGTCTTTGCCTGCTGGACAAAAGCTTCTGAAGTTAGTGGCAATATCAGATCATTTATTGAGGGGTGCCGTGCGGATCACCCTGAATCCCTTATGATGGGGTTCACTTCATTTTCGCAGGATGCCGCTATGGTGCTTCAAGGGGATGCTCCCGAAGCAATAAACACTTTTGGAATAGGAGAAAAATGTGGCTAAAGGCGCACCTTTTGAGCGGGAGCTCTCTAAACAATTATCCTTGTGGTGGACAGCAGACGAAGACGAACCCAGTGATGCCGTGTTCTGGCGCACCTCTCAGTCCGGAGGCAGGGCCACCACCCGGGAGAAGTCCGGGAAGAAGACCACAGGGCAGTACGGGGACATCACCGCCACCGATCCCATAGGACAGCCCCTCATTGAGTTGGTGAGCATCGAGGCCAAGAACGGGTACAATAACCGAGACATCATGCAGTTCCTTGACGCCAAGAAGATCCCTAAGGCTTCTCTGCTGGAGTTTATCAATCAAGCTTCTCGGGATGCACTGCGGGCAGAAGTTCCCTACTGGTGGATGATCCATAAGAGGGACCGCAAACAGCCGATGCTCTACACTACTCCTGGGTTTTTGTTAGACCTCACAAAGATCAACACAGGAATAGTATTTCTCAGTTCCGCCATTCTTACCGTTGGCGGGCGAATGATAGGAGCGGTCCCCTGGGAAGATTTCCTAAATATCGTCGAGGCCAAGGTAGTCAAAAGATTATGGAGAAAAACATGTTCAAAAAGCTGACCCTTAAAAACTTCCAGGCGCACGAAAATACTGTAATCGACTTCGCCCCAGGGGTGAACGTAATCGTCGGTAGATCTGATCGAGGCAAGTCCAGTATTATTCGGGCACTGCAACTACTTTTCTTTAATCGTCCGGGAGGTAAAGCATACATTCGTCATGGAGCTAAGGAGTGCCGAGTAGAAGCAGAGATGGCTTCGGGGCAAATAGTTAAACGCTTGCGCACTAAGTCTAAGAATGAATATCAGGTAGGCGCCAACCCCGCATTAAAAGCTCCTGGCCGAGACGTTCCGCCAGAAGTCATGGAAATCTGCCCTATGCAAGAGATCAACTTCCAAGGGCAGCACGATAGCCCATTCATGCTTGCGGAGACTGCGGGAGAGTGCGGCCGCATGCTCAATAAATGCGTAGATCTTACAATTATTGACCGCACGCTGAATGACTTGAACACGAAGAAGCGAAACGCTACTGGAAAGTTGCAGCATTCCGTTGAAGCTATCTCCGAACAAAGAGAAGAAATTACCCGATATAAAACAGTTCCAGCCATGATTTTAGATTCAAAAAGCCTCGCCGTGTTACTGAGTAGTTGCGTGGATCTTGAAGAGAAGCTGACATCTCTTGCTACTGCTGTTGATTCGTTTGAAAGACTTACTGCAGATTTAAAGGCGCTTCCGAACCCCGCTGAAGGACTCGAAGCGCTCACTGCCTTAGAGACCACAGTTAGGCAGGAGGCTAAGGATAAAGCGCACTTAGCCGAGCTTCAGGATTCTATTGAGCTCGTGGCGGAGACTGAAGGGGATTTACGAGATATGGCAGAAAGCGAGAAACACCTAAAAGCTGAACTGGACGAAATTATGGGAGAAACGTGCCCGCTCTGTGGGCAAGCAACAGGAGGTATAGAATGAGAAAACCTATCGCCGTAGCCTGTAGTGACATCCATCTCTCTGACACGGCCCCTGTGGCCCGTGGGGATGAACCCAACTGGCACCAGAAGCAAAAAGAAGCGCTAAACTTCATTGTGGATGCTTCCCTTGAACATCATGTGCCTTTGATTATGGCAGGAGATCTCTTCCATAAGGCCCGGGCTACTCCTGCTATGGAGATCCTTGCCATGGATTGCCTTCGCAGGACAAAGCTAATTATGATCCCCGGGCAGCACGACCTACCCAACCACTCGATCGATAATGTCGGACGCAGTTCCTATGGGGTCGTTTGCACCCATCTGACTATGCTCGACTGCTTTGCCCACTTTGGGGACGCCTTTGCCTGCACTTCTTATAGCTACGGGGAGGACAGGGGAAAGGCGTGCCCCACAGAAAACAAGAACCACATCGCCGTCATGCACGATCTAGTATGGCGTGGAAAACCCCCATACCCTGGGGCGCCTGAAGGAGGCAACACACAGAACCTCGTAGACAGTATGCCGGGGTACGACTTCATTGTGGCCGGGGACAACCACAAGGGCTTTTCCCAAACTGTAGGGGATACCGTAATAGTAAACTGCGGAAGCATGATGCGTCGTTCCTCAGACCAAGAGAACTACAAGCCCAGGGCATACATTCTCTACGATGACAAGACCGCCGAGCCTTTCTGCCTCCCCATCCAGAGCGATGTATTCTCTCGGGAGCATCGGGATGAGAAGAACGCCAAGGATGCCAGAGTGGAGGCATTTGTTAATCGCCTCCAGGATATCGAAGTGGAGCTCTGCTATGAGACCAATATGACTCGATTCTGCAAGGCCAATAAAGTAGATAAAGAAATCATAATTATTTTACAGGAGGCAATGAATGTTTGATGAGCCTGAAATACGAAGAGGACCAAAACGAAAACCACGGGCAGAGATCCGAAGTAAGTTTGTACAGGTCACATTAACGCCTTGGGAAAAACAACAGCTTGATGATATGGCTTCGGTTCAAGGAGTGACTGCAAGTAGTATTATTCGAAATCTTTTTACCCAATTATTAAGAGAAAGAGGCATCGAATTACCCCAATCTGAATTTTAATGACGAAAATCTAACTTCAAATGACATAGTAAAGGGAAGAGACATGACAAGGGAGTTCAACACTGTAACAATTTGGACCGGAGATAATTGTCCGGAATGCACAAAAGCAATAGCCGTTTACAAACTCAAAGGATTTAAAATAACCGAGATTAAAGCCTCTCTGCTACTTTCGGGAGAAATCCCTGACATAAACGCCCTTGCCTCTCTCGCCGCGCAAGGGATGAAGCTTCCGCTGATTCAAGAAGGAGTTGGGACATGAAGATACGAATACGGTGGGATTTATTCAAACTGTCAGGTAAGCGGCATGCGGGCGGGTTTTCTTTGGTGGTTAATGACACTGATGAAGACGGCAAGTTCTTCAAGGCGTTGTTTACGGGGGGAGAGCAGTTATGAGCGCATTACAAAAGATCATGCGATTTAAAAAAGACCTAGAGGGAATCACCACGGCCCGGGCACAGAAGGAAGGAGCCCTGGCTGAACGTCGCCGGGATCTCATAGAACTCTGCGGGACTGATGACGTAATGGAGGCTCGGGATACGTTGAAAGAACTCCGGGACGAACTGGCCGAAGTGGAGGCCCAATTAACTGCCGCACTCACTGGATTTGAGGAACAATATGCAGACTTCATTAACTAGCAAGGTGCGCAGGGCGCTTTCCATTACCCAAAAGGCCCAGGCACAACTTGAGTATGCTTCTGACCTATTAAAAAAAGAAACACTGAAGAAGCGTTCCATTATGCGCCTAGAATCCAATATGGAAGAGGCACTGCTGATTGCGCAAGAGGTTGCCCAGCAGACTCAGGAAGAATTGGAATTTCAAGTGTCGGCACTGGTCACTAATGCCTTAGCTTCTATCTTTCCGGACCCCTATGAGTTTAAGGTGGAATTTGAAATCAAACGGGGAAAGACTGAAGCGGCTATGTTCTTTACCCGGGGCGGAGAAGAGATTGATCCCTTAACAGCTTCCGGAGGGGGGGTAGTTGATATCGCCGCATTTGCTTTGCGCCTATCCGCTTTCCTTATTTCTGCGGAAAAACCGCCCCCTATCATTGTACTCGATGAACCATTTTCGTGTGTCTCCGAAAACTACCTTCCCGCAGTCGCAGAACTCATGGAAGAAATGGCGGACAAGTTGGGAATCCAATTTATTATGGTGACCCATTTGAATACTTTGGAAATTGGCAATGTAATTAGAATGTAGGAGAAAGCATGAACGTCATTTGCAGTGAGAAGATACCCGTTAAGCTCTGGTTGGACGATATTGAGGATGGGGCGTTGGTACAAGCGAAAGCACTGGCCAATCTACCCTTCGCCTTTCACCACATCGCCATCATGCCCGACAGCCACCAAGGATACGGTATGCCAATCGGCGGGGTAATGGCGACCAAGGGAGTAGTGGTGCCCAATGCAGTAGGAGTTGATATAGGTTGCGGCATGTGCGCCGTGAGGACTTCTATCACGGCGCGAGATTTTTCACAGGAAGCCCTCAAGTCGATTCTGGGAGGATCAAAAGAACGCCAAGGAGGCATTCGTTCCCATATCCCCGTGGGCCGGTCCCACCATAAGAAAAAACAGGAATGGGAAGGATTTGACCGAGCACCCAACATCCCGGTGGTTACTGCGCAGTTGAGTTCAGCCAGAAAGCAATTGGGATCACTTGGAGGAGGCAACCACTTCATTGAAATCCAGGAGAGCGATGACGGTTATATTTGGATCATGCTCCATTCAGGCTCCCGGAACTTCGGCTATCAAATTGCAAGGGTGTTTAACCAATTAGCGCAAGATCTTTGCAAAAAGTGGTATTCCGCTGTCCCTGAATTTAAGGGACAGGACGGGCTTGCCTTCCTCCCCCTGGATACACAGGAAGGGCAGGACTACATGGAAGCGATGAATTATGCGCTTGAGTTTGCCCTCGCAAGCCGCTTCAGCATGATCGATCAGGTGAAGCATGCATTTACCAAAACAGTCGGTTGCACATTCGGCACTATCATTAACAAAAACCATAACTTCGCGTCTATGGAAAACCACTTTGGGGCGAACGTTATGGTACACCGTAAGGGGGCGACCTCCGCCCGTGCCGGAGAACTTGGGATCATCCCGGGCTCACAGGGGACTAAAAGCTATATTGTGCGGGGGCTCGGGAACCCGGACTCCTTTAACTCCTGCTCACACGGGGCTGGCAGGAAGCTCTCTCGCAAGAAGGCGCAAAGAGAATTAAACCTGGAGGACGAAATTAAAGCACTTGACGATCAGGGCATTCTACATGCCGTGCGGGGTGCGGGTGATCTCGATGAGGCACCAGGGGCCTACAAGGACATCGCTAAGGTGATGGCTAATCAAACTGATCTTGTGGAAGTTGTTACAGAACTCACCCCATTGGCTGTTATCAAAGGTTAGGAGAAAGCATGAAGGACGGTAAAACGAGCGACCCTGTAGAGAAGATCTTGAAGGATGTCTTTAACGAGTGGGGGCGCCGATATGAAGGGGCTCCCGAAGAGTTTGCCGAGACCCTGGACTCCGATGGAAAACTCATCACTGATTACGGAGAACGGTGCGCGGTCTACTTCACCAAGATCGCGGATGAAATCCACGGGAAGGAGGAGAAAGCATGACTTCTAAGGAAAAGCTTATTATTCACTGCCCAGATCCCGCAGCTAAGCGCCGTCTGGCGGCAATGTTCGGTCTGGAGCTTCAGCGGTACTTGACTTGGTCTGCTCCGAAGGTGAACGCGCCTTGTTGGTGGGGGAAAGCGTAATTATTTTCCATAGTGGGATGCCACTAGGCTCTTAGTTGCCCCTCATGGCATAGAGCGGCCAAAACTATGGTTTTTAGAATATCTGTCGGGGGTTGCACTTTGTATTAATGGTGTTACTTCCCCACGAGGTAGCAAGCCGAACTGACAGATATTCTTTTTTATTTGAAAAGCACCGCTCCCTGTTGGCAGAAGAGGACGAAGAGGACCAACAGGGAGGGCACAAATTACATGATGGCTGTTACATCCTCGGGCGCATCAGGCCCAGTAGCAGTAATCAGAGCTATCACATCAGTATTCCCGTCCGTTACCAGATCAGAAGACCGATAAACCCTCACCACTACTCTCACATCATCACCGGGATCATATGGCCCGATATTATACACCAGTTCTAGGCCATCCCCAATTAAATTAATGTCCGGGATGCCCTTAGTTTTAACCGCAACATCCACATCGGGATCTGGATCAACCCCAACCGACGCCCAGATAGACCACCTATTGGCGGCAAACCCATCATCATTCCCCTTTAAATAATTAGTGCGCACTCGCACTTCCCCGTCATAGGTATCGGCAAGAGTCGTATCATATGGTGAACCGGGAGCCAATACCACTGGATCTCCTGAAGCATCCACTGATAGCTTCCGAGAATATTGATTGAGTGAAGTCAGCCCGTACCGATTCCGATACCGGACCACATACCAGTAAACTTTCTCTCCAGACACCGGTAACGTAACCGGGAGATTGATCGGCAATGTCGCGCTCACCGAATCAGGATCTGCAGTAAAATCAAATGTTCCGTCCTCACTCACGAATAATTGCCACTGGACAGCATTAGCTACCCCGTAGAGGGAAGAGAATGGAACCGAGTACTCCGTGCCCCCTGCAGTGAAGACAACCTGAAGAGAGGAGAAGAGGGACGGCGTCTGAACGCTCCCGGCAGGGGTGTCTCGTTTGAGATGAAGCCCTTCCCAATCTCCTGCGGCCAAAGATGCCAAGGTAACTGCAGTGGCCTCAGTGAACGCCCCAGTGAAGGAAATAGCCGCCGGAGCCGTGTCCTCATCGACCGAAGCGGTAATTTGATCTGTCGTTGGGGCTTCTACGGCCAACTCCACTCCGTAAACAGGCGCAAAAGTATCCGTAAGAGCTCCAGCGGTGGCTGTGGTGCCACATCGACCTCTGTTGGCGGCACTTACATCATATCCAAAGGTAGAGCGCGTACCGTAGACTACTTCTTTGAGTACTCCAGCATTACTGTAGATGGCAAAATGGCAGTCATCAGGGAAAACCCCCACGTATTCTGAGGATTGGAGCTCTCCTAGCCCAGTGGCAGGGAGGCTTTCATTGTCCGAGGGCACAGCGGCGACTACAGGGCCCGCATAGACCTTTATGCCCGTAATGGCCCCAGAAGAGCCGTTACTGAGGCCCAGAGACCTGTATTTGAACCCTCCGGCCAACGATAAGGCCTCATCAGCATTATCTCCCGTCACGGCGTTGTTCTCATTCCACTCTAAAGCCAGAGTAGCGTCCTGGGACGCTTCATCAGCAGAGATCTTTGAAATCCGAACATACTTCTCTGGGTCGGCCCCGTCCTCGATGATTTTTGTCTCCCCGGTGAGAATAGTGACTGCTGCACCCACTGAGCTTCCGGGCGCTGTCCATGTTACCGCAGCCCCGGAGAAAGCCAGAGTTCCGGTCCCTTCCCCATTAGCCGCTGAAACATAAAGGATCTCAATATTGACAGGGAGACTATCTGGATTGTATTTCATAGTTTTCACAAACGTAGCGGACAGATACCCCCCAAGAGATAGTTGCTGATCAGTTTGATCGGCCCCTGCAGTAGCGGCCCCGGTATTCAAGACCCTCAAGGAATCAGCGCTGGTCCATGCACTTGACATTTAGATACTCCCTATCACAATGCTTCCGGCTGTAATTGTTGCCGTGAATTCTGGTGGATTTGGATGGCTTATAACATTGAAGGGGTGCTCAACAGCGTCTCCTTCAGTTTCCCATTCATTCCTGGGAGTAACACTCCAGTTTTCTTCTAAGTCATCCCCGAGGAATCCTGTATTCCTAGAATAATAACCCGTACCTGCATCTCCTTGTGGTTGCCCTTGTTGCTTCCAGAGGGGGTCAATGTACCGATCCACTAAATAAGACTGTTCGGCAGGAGAAAACCACTGCAGATCAGCGTAGGGCTTATTGATTAGGGTGAGCGCTTCTGCCGCCTCTGAGTAAGCATAAACCTCTAAAGCAATCTCTTCTTCGCTTACCAAAGAATAGGTTCCGTCTTCAGTGGACGCAATAAACTCTCCTTGAAGATAAAGTTCGAAAGGAGTGTCTGTCGAAGTCCAAGTGAACGTCCACCTGTCATCATTATCCCGAGTGACCGTCATATCCTCATAATAAGGAAGAGGGGCATAATTTGCGATGAGGTTCTTCTGCCCCTCGGCATCGAAGGTAAGGTTTTTTTCACCTGCAGTATCAAAAGATAAGTTTGCGATAGTAACCATTTTATACAACCTTATAAGGGGAAGTCGGTACGTCAATCGTTGCGCCTGTCCATCCGTTGTCAGTACCGTTTCGGAAATTAATTTCTGCAAGTTTAGCATTTAAATCTAGGCTAGCCGTAGCGTGCCGCCCTATGACTATATCTTCGGATGCATCAATAACTGAACCCGCTACTGTAACATTAACGTCCCGAACTCCGTTAATGTATGATGACCACAAATTCGCAGATGTACGACGAAACGCAAAGTGGCTCCACGCATTGAGCGGCAATGAGATAGTACCTATACCATTACCTCCACTATCAGCGTTTATCAAGTCCCAGCTAGTTCCATTGCTTGATGCCCATATGCATATATTCCTGGTCCCAAGATTATGAAAGTCTATAGCAAGCCAGTAATCCGTTGTCGCTCTATGCATTATCCACTGCCTTGTTTCAACCGTTGGATACATCCATCCGTCAATAGCAAATTTATTATCAACTACATTGAAATCCGTTGACTGTGCGATTGTGAGGCTATCGCCAGTACCGTCAAAGTCAAACGATGCCCCAAATCCGAACGGATTACCAGAGTTGTTAGCAGACGCGTTTCCAACGGCTGTCACCGCATGACCATTACCAGAATAGTCAAGCAAGTCGGCTCCATGCAGAAGTGATACCGTATTCTTTGTTAGAGACAATGGGGCTTCCGGAACGTCAATCGTCGCCCCTGTCCATCCTCGATCATCTCCATTAACAATCTGAACATCACCAACATCTCCATTCCAAAAACCAGATCCATTTCTTGATCCGATTGTAACGGATTCAGTATTATCCCACATACTCGATAGCGCATTGGTGGATGTGAGTACCCCGTCTAGGTACATATAGACATTCGTTCCATCATACGCCAAGGCGATATGTACCCATTGTTCTGTAGTTACTGCACCCAGAGATGCGACGATAGCCCAAGAATTTGATCCCGACCCTATCAGGATTCTCCAATTATAGGAATAGATAGTGATAGCGAAAGTCGCGTATGTCCCTGCGTTTGCCTTACCGAGGGCTGTCATATTTAAATTTGTGTCCGCATAGACAAACAAACTTATTGCCCACTTATTTCCATCCAGTGCCAGGTCTGTGGTATTAGGTGTAGCTATATAATCCCCTGTCCCGTCAAAACTATAATAACCCCCATCTACTGGACCCCCTGTAGCGTTCGCAGAAGCGTCTCCATACGCGGTCAGCACCTTAGAAGTACCGGACGTATCTGCTACAGAAGCGCCCTGAGCATATAGAACTAATCCATTCAACTTCTTTGTCGCTGGTGTCGGCGTGAACTGCTTTACTTTATTTCCGTATAGTCTTGGCATATTATTTGACCTCTATTGACTTTATGCAGTAGTTTACCGCTCCAGAAGAAGAATATCCTAATGGTGCAGATGTCCCGACGTCTGCCTCTGATGCAGCCTTGTGATACATTGCGTTCCCTACAGATGAAGTGAATGATAACGAGTTTGTCTCACTGTCAGTTATAGCAAACGATATGATAACAGAACTTGTGTCATCTGGTGAAAACGTAACCCAATCTGAAAAGAACTTTTCTCCTGAAGATATAGTTTTTGTTGTAGTTCCACCAAATAGAAGCTGAACCTGGTTCCCGTCAAAATCCCATGCGTTACCAGACGAAGCGATCTTCCCTATATAAGCACCTGATAACGGTAGATCATAGCCGCTAGTTGTTCCTGCCTGTATCTCAACTCTTATTTTCGTACCACTTCCGGATAAGTTCGTTGCACCCAACACTATTCTGATATTATATCCGTCAAGCGCTGAGGTGCTTGTCGGAAGCTCGGACTGTGAGAATAAAGTTGATACTCCTCCACCTAAGTCAAACGCATATGGATTTACAATCATCCCCATATTAAGCCCTCGTCCCAATCAGCGTAACTTTAAGACCTGCACCTGCAATTGTTGAGCCGATAACGTCAATATCAATCGTGATCTCTGCATCGTCGGCAAGTGCTGTATCGCTAATGACTGCCGGAGTTGCCGCTGTAGTGCTTGTCTTCTCTGTTGCGTCAATCGTCAACTTGGTTGATAGCACTGTGGTTCCGCTCTCGTTAATGTCAACGGTGATTGCGGCCCCCGTAGGCGCTGTGGTGACGCTTGCCCGGACTCCGGTCAAGGTCATGTCGTTAGGCATTCTAAACGTTACCTTGGCTGTACCCGTGGTCAAGGCTGTTGTCTCATCACTTGCGGCTGTGATGATTTCCTGAACTACTCCAACAGATGCTGTGGTCGGGTAGTACCCGCCCTCGATAGTTCCGTCAGTCCGTGCGGTTCCTTGGAAGATGGTGACAGCATTGGCCGAGGTGTCATAGTTTGCGTTAGTGTCAAGCAAGATATAGTCTGAGCCAAGCGTGATCGTTCTGCCACCTGTGCCATCTTGAACAAACCTGACTTCAATATATGTCCCTGCGGTTGCGTCAACGGTTGAATTAGCAAGCGTTACGTTGCCTGTGAGCGCTCCGATTAATGCGATGTTACCTGTAGCCCATACTGGGGTAACTGTTGCGCCATAGGTGATTGATTGGACGGTG